AGAACAGGAAAACGACAATGGCGAAGTATCAGAAGAAGCCGGTTGAGACCGACGCGGTGCCGGACCCTCATGATGCCTTTATCGCGGAAGAGTGGAGGAAGCTCGAAGAGCGGGTAGCCGAGGCTCGACAGAACGTCCAAGACACGGAGCGGAGCATTCGCAAAGGCGCAAGGCGGACCTCGCACCGGTTTTCGCTATGAGCCCCCAGATGGCCTAGGCCGGTCGCGTTCAGTGAATAGTGCGGTGAATAATCTGTCGTTGATATTGTAACGAAGGCTTTTCCTATGAATTCCAACGCCATGCCAAGCCAAATCTGGCTCGAACTCGAAGACGGCAGCCACGCTCCAATCACCAACATGTTCGATTGCGATGGTGATGAAACCGACGATCCCGAACATGCGTTTTCGGTCGTGGCGCAACTGCCGGATGGACGGTGGCTGACACAGGAAGTTATCCCGGATGATTTTGAGGTGGTCAGTTTTCCGGTCAGTTGATCGTCTGAACAATTGAACCTTTTTACCCAGCACAGCGCCGGGTATTTTTCATGGAAGGCCGGACTATGGATGTATCAAAACTGAAGATCTGTGATGATAAATCGATAGGTCTCATTGTGCTCAGTCTGGCCAGAGAATGTCATGAATTTGCGCTGTCGCACGGTATCCCGAGCCATTCTGTTGAGCATCAGTTGGGCCTCGTCTTTAGCGTACTCAGTCGCTATTCGGGCCACCTCTTGAACATCAGAGACGTTCCCGCAAGGAGCGCATCCTGCCTGTCGCGTCTCAACATCGGCTTCTCCAATGAGGGATATCTTTTCCTTGCAAATGCCGCAAAGGATCGTGTGGCTAACGCCGTTGATGTTGATGCATAAGTCGTCGTCATCATCTTCCATCTGATTCTCCCACCTCAACCCATGAGAGCGTAGCACACCTCTAGGGTGTGGTGCCAAACCACTTGCCCGGCCTCTGCGCCGGGTTTTTTCATGCCCAACCGGTGGATGCCGGGGGCGCAAGGCGGTGGATACCGCAACAGCACGGGGCGGATGCCCAAAGGAACCTCACAATGAAACTGAAGACAACGGAATTGGACGGCGAAACCTACGCCGTCATCGAGAACGGTATGCCTGTCTACGTCGATGATGACGGCAAGGAGACGCCGCTCAACGCGCCCGAGATGCGCAACACCATTTCCTCCCTGAATTACGAGGCACAAAGCCACAGGGAAGCCAAGGAAAAGGCCCTGAAGGATCTCAAGGCGTTTGAGGGTCTGGACGCTGCCAAGGCGAAGGACGCCATTGCCAAGCTTGCCGACATCGACGCAAACGAGCTGATCAAGGCAGGCGACCGGGATGCGGCCATTGCAGCGGCGATCAAACCTCTGGAAGAACAGATCGCGTCTCTCAGTCAGGAAAAGGGTGATCTTGCCAACACGCTCAATGATCACATGATCGGCGGCGCGTTCTCGTCTTCCAAATATGCAGCCGACAACCTGGCTATTCCGGCTGACATTGCCCGGTCTTTCTTTGGTCAGAACTTCAAGGTCGAGGACGGCTCCGTGGTGGCATACGACGCGCACGGCAACAAGCTTTATTCCCCGTCCAATCCCGGCAATCTGGCAAGCTTCGACGAGGCTTTGAAGCACCTTGTCAGCGGCTATGCCCACAAGGACAGCATCTTGAAGGGTGCCGGGTCTTCTGGCGGTGGCGCAAAGCCGGGGGCCGGGGGCTCTGGCCCGAAAACAATGACGCGTGCCGAGTTCGATCAGATGGACCAAGGCACACGCGCCGCGAAGATGGCCGACGGTTTCAAGATCGCCGGTTAAATCGCATCCCCTTTGGCCGCGCCCGGATGGGTGGCGGTGTTCCGGGCCGGATAGCCCGACTTTCACCCTGAAAAACATCGCCGAACACCCGAGAGGTATTTCCCATGGCGAACATTCTTGATGGCCTTGCAGCAGACATCTACAAGGCAGCAGACATCGTGGGCCGCGAAATCGTCGGCTATATCCCGTCTTGCACGATCAACGCCGGAACCGAAGGCGTGGCCGTTGGGCAGAACGTCAATTCCCACTTCACCCAGAAGGCGGAAGCGGTTGATATCGCGCCGTCCATGACCATTCCGGAAGGGGATGATCAGACGGTGGACGTCAAGCAGCTTTCCTTGAGCAAGCAGCGCGGTGTTCAGATCCCGTGGACGGGCGAAGAAGTCGGCTATGTCAATGCCGGTGCAGGCTTTCAGACGGTCTATGGCGACCAGATCGCACAGGCGATGCGGACCATCACCAACGAGATCGAAACGGATCTGGCGATTGAGGCATACACCAATGCTTCCCGCGCTATTGGTACGGCTGGTACCACGCCCTTTGCATCCGATTTCGACAAGGTGGCGGAAGGCCGTCAGATCCTGCTCGACAACGCCATGCCGGTGTCTGATGGCCGGGTGTCTCTGGTCCTGAGTTCGACCGCGGGCACGAAGCTTCGCAACCTTGCCCAGCTTCAGAAAGCAAACGAGGCAGGCGGCACCCAGTTGCTGCGGCAGGGGACCTTGCTGGACCTTCAGGGCGTGATGATCAAGGAGTCCTTGCAGGCTCAGCTTCACATCGCCGGGACCGGTGCGGATTACGACACAAGCGGCACTCATGGCGCTGATGCTGCAACGCTGGCGCTGACCGGTGGCACGCCGGGAGCGTCCGGTATCAAGGCCGGGGACGTTGTCACCTTCGCGGGGGACACCAACCAGTATGTTGTCAATTCCGGTCTGGCTACTGCTGCTGGCAACATCGAGCTTGGGGCTCCGGGCCTGCGCGAGGCGGCGGCGAATGCAACGGCGCTGACCATCGGGGACAACTACACCGCCAACGTCTTCCTGCATCAGTCCGCACTTGAGCTTGCCATTCGCCCGCCTGCATCTCCGATTGGCGGGGATGCGGCCTCTGACGTGATGATCGTTCAGGACCCGCATTCGGGCCTGACCTTCGAGATCAGCGTCTACAAGGGCTTCAAGAAGACCATGATCATGGTTGGGGCGGTGTGGGGCAAGAAAGCCTGGAAGCCGGATGCAATCGCCCTGCTGATGGGCTGATCCTCCACGACACAACGAACCGGCCCGGTGGGAAACTTCCGGGCCTTTTCTTTCTGAGGAAATACTTCATGTCGAAACTTCCAACTGTTCGCGTCGTCCGCGAGGGTGGTACAGGCTACCGCTTGATCAATGAAAGCGATTTCGATCCTGAAGCGCATCAGATCTATGGGGATGGTGAGACGCCCCACCAAGGCGGCTATGTCCAATCGGCGGTTATTCCCGTTTTGAATACGGACAACTTCCGTATCAAATCCCCAGCGCAGGACGCCACGCCTCAACCCACGACAATCGGTAGCGTGACAATTTCCGATTTGACCCCCACGCAAATTACGTTGTCGAAAGACTGGCAGGGCGAGCACTGGAAGACCCGCGTCAAGCTCGCATCGGATCTGACCGGCAAAGAATTCAGCAATAAAGATGAAGCCGACGCAGCCATTCTCAAGTTGATTGATGAAGGCAAGGTGGATGTCGCTGACAGTTGAAGACGGATCGGGCTTGGTTGATGCCAATGCCTTTGCCTCAATCGCTGAGGTTGACGCCTATCACGATGCGATGGGCAATGCCGCTTGGACGGGCGAGGATGCAGCCAAGGAAGCCGCCATACGGCGCGCAACCGCCTTCCTGTCCAATTCCTGTTCGTGGGCCGGTCTTCGTACGCGCAACCGCTCTCAGGCTCTTGCGTGGCCGCGTTCTGGTGTCTGGGATGGCGAGGGCAATGCAATCGCATCCGATGAAATCCCGCACGAGCTTGTCAACGCGACGGCTGAGATTGCCCTGCGCGAGCTTGAGGAGCCCGGAGCCATGAACCCGGACTTTATTGCAGCCGACGCAATCAGCCGGGAGAAGGTTGAGGGGATGGAGGTCCAGTACGCCAACCGGGCGGCAAGTGCCGATGCCTATCGCCCCGTGATCATGACCGTTCGGGATCTGATCGGACCTTTCCTGCGCAAGGGAGCGGGTAATCCGCTCGTGGGACGGGCGTTCCGGGTATGAGCGGGTTTGACTATACAAAGCTGAAGGGCAGCGCTCAGCGGCTTCTCAAGCGCTTTGGCAAGCCTGCCGTGATTGTTCGCGAGGAAGATAGCGGCGGTGGCGGTGGTGATCCGTGGGACCCCGGTTCCGGCACGGTCGAGGTTGAGCACCCCTGCCGGATCGTGACCGGCAGCTTCGAGCAATCGCTTATCGACGGCTCGCGGGTTCAGGCAAACGACCTTCAGGTGACCCTCTCAACCGAGGGCCTGACCATCACGCCGACCACTGCGGACAAGTTAAAGATCGGGGACACGTCCTATTCGATCATCGCGTGCCACGCGGTGGAGCCGGGTGAGGTCGTGTTGCTCTATCGGCTTCAGATCAGGGATTAGGAACGGATGTCGAACAAAGATCCGTTTGACGATCTGACCGCCCATTGGTCGAACGAGCTGCGCAAGGCCTTCCTGACCGCCGTGCAGGAAGTCAGGGACCGGCAGAAAGTATCCGTCATCACCGGCCTGATTGAACGCGGTGACATTGATGCAGCCCTGCGCGCTGTGGGCATGGACCCGCAAGACTACCGGCTCATGGATCGTGTGCTTGCTCAGCTCATGAACGCGGGCGGCGACTCCTTTGCGCTTGAAATCGAGCGTCAGGCTCCTGTCAGAAGTCCGGAAGGGGCGATTGTCCGGTTCTTCTTCGATGGCCGGAACCCGAATGCGGAACTGTGGCTCAGAACCCGGTCCAGCGATCTGATCCGCCAGATTGTCGATGATCAGCAAGTCATGATCCGTGAGCACCTGCGGTCCGGATTGGAGGCAGGGCAGAATCCGAGGACAACGGCACTGTCACTGGTCGGCAAGATCAACCCGGCAACGAGGCGGCGCGAGGGTGGTGTTATCGGCCTCACCAGCGGGCAGGAAGCTTGGCAAAGGCGCTATGCCGCAGAGCTGGCCTCGGACGATCCGGCAGAGCTGCAAAAGGCTCTCAAGCGCGGGCTGAGGGATAAGCGCTTTGACGCCAGCGTGAAGAAGGCGATCAAGTCTGGCGAACCCATTCCGGCTGCAACGCGGTCGAAGATGGTCACGGCCTATCGGAACCGGTCCCTGAAATACCGTGCGGATGTGATTGCACGGACAGAGACAATCCGGGCTCTGGGGCAAACGCAGACGCTGGCCTATGAGCAAGCCATTCTGGATGGACGGGTGACTGCGGATCAGCTCACCAAATACCCGATGTCGGCAAGGGACGAACGGGTCAGACACAGGCACCGGGCAGTCGAAAAGCTCAACGAAGGCGGCGTGCCGTGGAACCAGGCCTATCAGGTTCCCCCCGGCATGGCCCCGCAAATGCACGCGCCGTATGACGAGCCTATGTGCCGTTGCCGGGAGAAAGTTCGTATCAATAGATTTTTGGGGCTCACATAATGGCGACTACCCGTCTTGATTTCGCCGCCCAAGTGGACGCATGGGTCAAAAAGACCAAGAAAAGAATGCTGGTCGTATTCCAAGCGGCGACCGAGTACACGTTTGACGATGTGTACGATAACACGCCCAAGGTGACGACGTTTCTTGCGCAGTCGTTTGGCGCATCCCTTGATGCAATGCCAACTATAGATCCGAATGCACAAGGGTTCTCTGACTACGCGGCACGGGTTCAGCCCTATGATCTCGTGATCACTGAGGCTCAACTCGGCGATACGATCTATGGCGGCTTTGTGGCCGCGTATGCAAGACGGACCGAATACGGGTTTACCGGCGTGGATTCACTTGGCCGTGAGTACAATCAGACAGGACGCGGAATGGTGCGTCTGGCTGCGCAGAACTGGCGGGCAAATGTCAGCCGCGCAATTGCAGAAGCAAAAGCGGCGGTGAAATAGATCAGAACGGCGGCGGTTTAAGCGGGTTGTCCGTGTTCTTTTCCGATGCCATCAAAAGCCCAATACTCAACAATCTCAGGGCCTTCTCGGCAGCTCTTAGCGCTGTTTCCGAGCGCACTGTTGCACCCGTTTCCCCTTGGAGAATCGAGTGGGCGGCGGTCAACAGGTCGTGAGCCTGATTGTCCGAAAGCGGTGGTCTTTTCTTCAGCGGCATAAAGGGACGCTACCATGACGGGTGGAGCTGACGCAAGGATACTTCGAACCCTCTTGGCCCACTTGCACGGGCTCAGCCTGACGCCAGCGCTTGAGATCGCGTGGCCGGGGATGAACTTCCCGGTGAACGGTAGCGAGAAGCCGGACAACTATCTGGAAGCAACATTCCTGCCCAACAAAACCCGGCAGGTGACCTTTGGAGATGACCCGCAACAGCAGCGTGGATTGCTTCAGGTCTCCGTGCTCTGGAAGTCCGGTCAGGGCGTCATGGATGCGCTCGACGTGGCCGGTCAGGTCATCCGGCACTTCCGGCACCAATATCTTTTCTCAAGCGACGGCACCGTGCGTGTCGTCATCGACGGGGAGCCTTGGGCCTCTCCAAACCTACCGGACGGTGACCGTATGAGATGGCCCGTCTCCATTCCATACCATGCCTATGAAAAGGAGGCTTAGATGCCTGTCACAGCAACCAAACACAAAAAGACGCATTGGGTGTGCGCCGAACCGCAGAACACCGCGCTTACCCAATCCGAATTCGAGGCGTTGACTTGGGTCCAGGTCAAGAACTGCCGATCTGAAGGGGACTTCGGTATCACGACCCAAATCACCCGGGAATCGACTTTCGACAATGATGTGGATCTGACCTTCAAGGGCAGCTCTGCCGGGACCGATTTCAGCCTTGAAGCTCTGACGCTGGTAAGCGATCCGGGTCAAGAGATCCTGCGCACCTTCGGCAAGGCTGCGAACCTCAATGCGATGGCCGTCAAGATCGTCTCCACCGACGCCAATAGCGGGGAAATCTCAACCTCGCGCTATTCGCGAGGCAAGGTCCACAGCCCGATCGCGCTCGGTGGAACCCCCAATGACGGCGAGGCCGAGTCCTTCGGTATTGCCCTTGAACAAGAGCCCATCGTGGTCAAAGCCGCTTAAGGAGAACAGCTCATGGCCCTTGCAGAACTTATCGATTACGAAAAGCTTCACGAGTTGGAGCTGCTGCACCCGGAAACCGACCAGCCGTTAGGCGTGGTGTTTCATGTCCGCTCCATGAACAGCCCCGAGGTTACAAAGGTCGTAACCGAGCAGCTCAACAAGCGAACCGAACGCCAGCAGCGCGGCAAGCTGGTTTCCGGCGAGGCCGCAATCAAGGACGGACAAAAACAGGTCGCGGCCTGTATTGCCGGTTGGGACTGGGATGGCAAGGAGCTGTTCAAGGGTGAGGGCGTATTGGAACACAGCGTCAAGAATGCCCAACGAGCCGTTGAAATCCCTTGGATTTTCGAACAGGTCAAGGAAGCGGCGGAACAAACCGCAAATTTTTCAAACAAGTAAGAGACGATCTCTGCGAGGCCGTTCGTGTTACCGTCCGGTTTGATATCCCCCTTGAAAACGGCGTGACGCTTCGCGAAGACAACGAGCTGAACGACATGGAGGATTTGAACCCTCCGGTCGTCGCTCCGATTGTCTATGAGCATCCCTTGCTGTGGGCTTGGTTCTGGCATCTCGACGGAACCCGGCAGGAAGGCATGAACGGCCCGCAGGCGTTCTCTTACTTGGAAATTGAGGCTTGGATCCGCTTGGCTCAGCCCGCAATTCGCCGGGAGGATGTTGCAACGCTTCTGGCGATGGACCGGGCCTACATCTCCGAATACCGGGCCGTTTATGCCGAAAGGCAAGAGAGGCAGAGAAAGCGGCAGGAAGTCAGGCAGTTGGGAAAAGGGTAAAAGGGAGAGGGCAGGCTCATGAAACTGGCTATAGAAGTGGAGGGGCTTGCCGAGGAAAGGCGTTCCCAGTAGGCGCGAAGGGATGCGGAAGGGTTGTGACGCTGACGGTTCAGCTTTCCAGAGGCGTTTGAAAATAGGGGAGTTTCCCCCCTACTATCGTTTAACTGCATCGTATTTAGGGTTGCGCATTTTGGGTAGTGCAAACTATTTTTTGCACCTCAAAATTACGATGTGGGGTGAATGTAAATGAAGCAACTATTTCTGTTGTTGGGGGTGTCTGCATTGCTGGCCGGTTGCGCCAAGGGGCCTGACGCGATTGCGCCAACGCCAATTCCGATAGCGGCTTATTCAAGCGATTCATGCAAAAGTCTGGCCAATCAATTGACATCGGAGCGCTCGACGCTTGCCTCGCTTGAAAGCCAGCAACGTAGTGCTCAAACAGGAGATGCTGTCGGGGTATTTCTTATTGGCGTCCCGCTTTCCAGCGTGTCGGGCGGTGACAAGGAAGGTGAGCTATCGGTGGCCAAAGGCAAGGTGCAGGCTATGGAGTTGGCGATGCATTCAAAGAAGTGCCCGACCGCATAAGGAAAGCACTCCTATGACGCAGATCAACCCGGCCTAATGGCCGGGTTTTTTGTTATGGAACTGCTTCAGGCTCACCCCCAGACCGACGGATGGAGCGCCGTCGTCCAGGAATGCATATGCATAATGCAGATACCCCAAAGGTATTGCCATGATGGCAACATCTTAAAGCCTCTTTGACGGTGAAGTCTGATAGGCGGCTTACGTCCTTGGTCCTCCGGTTAGATACGGGAGGATTTCACACCTATTGCGTGTTGAGGGTCAATCAGACAAGTGGGCTAGGAGGATCGCTTCAAATAAACCGTGGGCGTTTCCGCAACCACCCCTCTATCCATGAAAACCACGCCACGCGATTGATACACTGAGCAAACGGCTTCGAGCGTTGAAGCTCTTTTTCCCGCCTGTGGCTACCATGCGCAGGCGGGGGGGCACAAACAGTTAGTCAATCTCCTCTTTTGCAGAGGGGATATTCCATTTTGGGATACGCATTGGGGGGTATTCGAAAATAAGTTGGACAAATTGAGCGCCCGAGACGTCATACGGCTGACATCGCTCAATTGCACTGATCGCCGATTTGGCGAACCGTAAACCAACTTTTCCTGAAGGTTGATAGTTATCAACCCTACCCCTAAGCACCTCGCCCTTGTTGTTTAAATTGAAAGAAACGGCTGCTCTAAAGCTCTGTTCTCCAATAGAAATAGGAGGGCTCCAGCAGCTAAGAGCTTGCTGGTAAATCGCGGCCTCTTGGCCAGCCCCGGCCACTGGAAGTGAAATCGCACAAGCCGAAGCGAACGCGAACAATCTCTTGGCCATCTACCATTCCCTCGGTGATTTTGTGGTCACGGGATCGAATTTCTATGCCTGTGCTAATGTCCCGATCAGTATTCCAATTCTCGACGAGGGCTTTCTACAACGACAACCTCTCGACGACCTCCAAGGCTCAGCACCAGCCCGATTATCAGGCAGATTACACCTAGGATTGTGCCGATAAATGCGGCGAAGCCGGTTACTGCCGCGCCTGCCAATCCTGCTCCTAATGCCGAGAAGGCTTCTGAGCCTTCACCGGCTGCAGCTATCGACTCCGACGCCACTCGACCCGACAGAAGAAAGGTGGAGATGGGGAGCGCAAACACGGATACTCCGAGTAAAAGGAAGCCCCGCCCGAACGCTCTCCGAATGGTGGGGGCAAAAAAACCAAGGACGCCCGCGAGTAGGACTATTCCGGGCAGTAACAGCGGCGTAATTGCATCCTGATAGTGAGCAAAAGCTGCAAATCCTGGGCTGAGCGCAATAGCTGCTCCGAAACCGAATACTAGTCCGATAACAATCCGAACGAGTGCTTTGACGAAACTCATTGCATACACCTCCGTTGGGTACTCGCAATAAACAGCACTCGCCTAAATTGTTCAACTTGAAATAGGCGTTCTTTCGGGCGCCCCACGCGTCTTTGCGGCTGGTTTGTAGAGGGAGGACCTATGGAAGATATCGCATCCCTTGGACTGGCTACGGACAGCTCACAGGTCGATAAGGCGACCCAGTCGCTCGACAGGTTCAACGTTACTGCAAAGAACGCTGCCTATGCCGCGTATCAGTCTGCAAAAGCGGATCAGTCAAAGGCGCAAGCCGCATTGGCTGCTGCGCGGGCGTCTCAAACGGCTTCAAAGGCGGATATCTCAGCAGCACAGGCAGCTCACAGGACGGCACAGGCTGCAACGGCTCAGGCAAACGCTCACTATCAGGCGCAAAAGGCAGCCTATGCCCACGCAAAGGCAAACCAAACCGTAGTCGCCAGCAGCCGCGCAGCAAATGACAATGTGAACCGCTTTGGTGGAAGCATGTCGGGATTGGCCGCGCAGTTCCAGGATATCGGCGTTACAGCGGCCATGGGCATGAATCCGATGATGATTGCCTTGCAGCAGGGTACGCAGATCGCTGGGCAAATGGAGTTGGCTGTAAAGGGGGGAGGTTCGGCGGTTGGCGTCCTCGGTCAAGCCTTCATGTCGCTGCTTTCGCCCGTGTCGCTGGTATCAATCGCATTGACGGCCTTTCTGGCTGCTGGCCTCCAGATGGTTGATTGGGGAGCTACAGCATCCGCGGCGCTTAATCTCTTGGCTGATAATCTGGACTGGATCGTACCTGCTGCAACTGCGGCGGCGGCTGCTTTGGCCTTGATGTATGCCCCGGCGATCATTGCGGGCATTGGGACCGTCATTGGGCTGATGGGCAGTTTGACGATCGCCACTTACAGGGCTGCGCTCGCTTTTGGTGCGGCGTGGGTGGCTGCCACGGGTCCAGTAGGCGTGCTGATTGCCGCGTTGGCTTTGGTTGTGACTGCTGTCTATCTGCTACGCGACGACATCCAGCAAGCGCTAGATACTGACTTATGGAATACAATCAAGGATGTCGGAAACCGGATAATCGGGGTCTTCGTCGGTGCTTTTGAGGCTGCAAAAGCTGTCTGGGCAAAGCTCCCAGCGGCTTTTGCGGATTGGGCCGGGCAGGCAAAAGATAATGTAGTCATTACAATGGTGGAAATGGTTGGTGAAATCGTTTCGATAATCAACGGGCTAATAACAACAATTAACGGGTCTCTAAAGGATATCGGTATTGAGATCGCTACCTTGCCTGCCCCCTACAAAGTTACGTCTGAGATGCTGAATGGGTATGAGTGGCATCAGTCATCAGGCGCAGGGGCAGAAGTCGTGGATTTGGCGACTGATGCTTTTCGTAAATCCGCAGATGTCGATTACATTGGCCAGTTGGGAACGGCTATCAGCAACGCTGCCTCGGCAGGAGCGGACAAGCTACGGGAGCTTGCAACTGCGGCGAATAGCGCCGGGGATGCAGCAGCCGCAGCCGGTCAGCGCGGGGCAAGCGGACTGAAGGAGACGGACAACGCGGCAAATTCTGCGGCGCAGTCAATGTCCTCGGTAAAAGGTGTTTTTGGCGGCTTTTTCTCTGACTTGAAATCCGGCTTGCAGCAGGGAAAAAGCGGATGGGAAGCGTTCTCGGACGCCGCTCTCAATGCCTTGAACCGGATTATCGACAAGCTCACCAACGAACTGATGGATGCCCTGTTTGACAGCTTCGGCGCGTTAGGCTCGGCTGGAAGTGCTGCGGCTGGCGCTGCTGGCGGCGGCGGTGGAGGTGGCGGTGGCGGTGGCGGGTTCCTGTCCTTCCTGACGTCGCTCTGGCCGTTTGCAAAAGGCGCAGCCTTCCAAGCGGGCTCTGTGGTCCCCTTCGCCTCTGGCGGTGTTGTTCAAAGCGCAACCACCTTCCCGATGTCCGGTGGACGGACGGGGCTCATGGGAGAAGCAGGCCCCGAGGCGATCATGCCCTTGAAACGGGGCAGGGACGGCAAGCTTGGAGTTGTCGCGGCCCTGAATGACAACAGTCGGCAAGCTGCACCTGCGGCGGCTGAAATGCGGACCGTTCGTGAAGTCGCTCCCAGTGGGGTAATGGGCATTCTGAAGGGCTTTGCGGGCGGGCTATCAACTGCAAAAGCTGCTTTGAATAGTTTCGGTACAACCTTGCATGCCAAGGCTGCTGGCGTTGATGCGCTTGACGTGTCCGCAGCGGCAAGCCGTAATGCCGTTGAGAGCGCGGTTTCCGCCAGCTCGCGGCATTTGTATGTGACGCAGCCCGGAAATGATAACCGCGCCCCAATTGGCCGTACGCCAACCCCACTTCCAGTCAATGACAATGTGTCGACTGATGCCGCTTCTGCAGATCGCTTTTGGGCTTTGGCGAAAACGGGCATTAATCATGCAATCGCTTCCTTTCACAGCGCGATGCCTATTGGCGCGGCAAATGTCCAAGAACCGCTTGGTATCTTGCCGGGGCAAACCGATGCCCCCCACGCTACGGCGGTCACTCCATTTGCCGAGGGGCACTACAGACGTTTGGACACTGCTCCATCTGTCAGCGAGCGTAGCCAATCCGTCAAAGTGGATGTTGCCGTAGCTGTTGAAGACGACGGTGAACTGAAGGCCTACGTGAAATCGGTTTCTCAGAACGAAGTCCGTCAGGCTGCTCCCCAGATCATGAAAGCGTCTGTCGCGGAAGCCCGCAAGCACAGCAACGCGGATTTCATCAAGGCAAAACGCACCAACACCAATGAGGCTTTCCGGACGTGATCACGTTTCCCAGAGAGTTCCCGAGCGGGATCAGCGTCCATGAATGCGAATTCCGCTTGAAACGCTTCACCAACATCAACACGTCCCGCGACGGATCGGTGGAAGTGCAGGAATACTCGGATCCGAAATGGAACCTGTATCTGAAGACGAACTCGCTCGATGCTGACGACTTCCAGACGCTCTCGTCCTGGATCATGACGCTGAAGGGAGGGGCGAAGTTCTTCACGATGTTCGATGCCTCCCGCCCATATCCAAGGGAGTATCGTGGCGGGTTTGCCGGGCTGCACCGTCCAAACGGCACAGCCTTTTCCGGCACGGCCAACGTCTCCGGACTGACCAGCACCACTATCACCGTCAGTGACTTGCCGAACGGTTTCAAGGTCAGGACCGGTGACTATATCGGCTTGGTTGAGGGGGACCGGTACGCCGTCCATGCCGCAATCGAGGACGTGACGGCTTCGGGGGGCAATGCCACTGTCCCGGTCGAGCCGTTGGTTTTGACGGACCTCTTTTCGAGTGCGGCGACAGCAACCTTTTGCAAGGCGCGCGCCAAGTTTCTCCTGCTCGAATGGGATGGGGGGCGGCGCATGAAAGAGCAATCGCCAGTAACCCTTGAAGCTGTTCAAGTGATCTTGTGAGGCGCAATGCGTGAAATCGAACCCGCGATTGAACAAACCCTAGAAAAACGGATTTATGCAGAGCGGGATGCAATTTTGTTCGCGCTGGGGGAAGGGCTCTATGGCTTCTGTTTCGGGACGCGCCCGCTTACCTGGAACGGCATCACGTTCCACGGCGCTGGAAACCTGATTGAGCTTTCTGCCGTGAAAACGTCAGGAGATGGGAGCCCCACAGAAATGACCGCCGCTCTCTCAGCAATTCGGGGCACTGATCTAACACCCGATGTCTTGGGGCAGATCGAGAACTACACCTATCACCTGCGTGAAGTGCTGGTTTACCGGTTTTTATTCGACCTCGACACCGGGGAACGAATTGGCGCGATGCCTCTCATTTTATTCCGGGGCTACGTTGACGGGATGCAGCACAGCCACGAGCCGGACGGGCCGTACAAGCTGATCTGCAACATGAAGTCGAAATCTGTCGATTACCGCAAGACCGGTTATCGCAAACGCGGCAACGAGACGCAAAAGGCGATGAACGGCGGATCGACCGACAAGTTCTTCGAGCACGCCGCGCAGACGAAATCCGTCCAAGTCGATTGGGGGCCGCAATGAGCCGATTACCGAACTGGGACATAGCCCTAATTCAGGCCGTTGAGTTTCACGCTCAGCGGCCTTTTTCATGGGGCGGGCTTGCGACCGGGGCGGGCTCCGATTGCTTTGAAATGACCATGGATGCGGTCAAGGCGGTGACAGGCACGGACCCGTACGAAGACGAGCGCGGACGCTACCGGACCCGTATTGGTGCGCTTCGCCGGTTCACAAAACGCGGTTTTGCGTGGCTCGACGGGGCCTATTCGGATGCGTTCCCGCCTGTTCCCGTTCTCATGGCAAGGCGCGGTGATATCGGCCTTGTGTCCCTCGATGGCGAAGACTGTTCCGTTGTCGTGATGGGCGCTCAAGCGGTCGGCAAATCGCCCTCGGGGATCGTGCGCGTGCCGGTCAATGCGCTGCGCAAGGCGTTCAAAGTCGGATAATCCATGCACTTTCTATCGCTGATCATACTGGCGGCTGGCTTTTTGCTGGCCGGTCAATCTGTTGCGTCTGCTGCGCCGCTGATTGCGCCGATTGTCGGGGCTGTTCTGGGCTCCGGACTGCTCGCCAAGGCTGTGACGGCCATTCTGACTATTGGCCTGACCGTTGCGGCGAACCTTATTCCGGCTCTACTCGCCAAGAAACCGAAGAACCAGTCTGCGGCCTCGGGCGTCAGTGCCGATGTCAAGCTTGGTTCCGGCATCTATCACGAGGGTGCATTTGGCCGGGTCAACACCAAGGGCCATTATGTCTACGTCAATACCAGCGGCGATAACAACAAGAAGCTGGATCAGGTATTCGTGCTCTCGACCGGCTGGTGCGATGCACTGGAAACGGTCCATATCAATGATGAAGAGCAAGAGCTTGTCGAGATCGACCGGGGCACAGGCTGGGTCAAGTATGTCATTCACTTGCCCGACGATGGCCCGAATCCGAACCTTTGGCTGACATTCTGGGACGGCAGACCGGATCAGGCCGTCAACGAGCGTCTGAAATCCCGTGCAAACCCCTCCAATCGCTGGACAGACGAGCATGTTGGCGCGGGCATTTGCTATGTCCATCTCGAAGCCGATTTCTCGTCCAATATTGACGAGTTCCGTTCATTGCTTTCCGGCAATGCGATCAAGTTCACCTTGCGCGGTTTACGGCTCTATGACCCTCGCAAGGATGATACGGCGGGCGGCTCTGGCGCGCACCGTTGGGACAACCCCGCGACGTGGGAATGGTCTGAAAACCCGTTTATCGCGGCGTACAATTATGCCCGTGGCTTGCATTGCAACGGCACCCGCTATCTCGGGATGGAGGTTCCGGCCTATGACCTGATGACAGACCTCATCATTGCGTCGGCCAATGCCTCGGACGAAGAGATTGAGGCCCCGGACGGCTCAATCGCACCCCGCTACCGAATGTCGCTCATTGCAAATGACGGGCAAGAGCATATCGAGACGATTGAATCCATGCTGGCAGCAGCGGCTGGGCAACGTGTCGAGCGTCAGGGTCAGTTCGGATTTATCGCGGGCGTTTCGCAAATCACGGCTGGCACGATCACGGACGGCGATCTGATCCTTGGCGAGCCGGTTGAGTTCAGCGCCAAGCGCTCCCGCGAAGATCTGATCAACGAAGTCCACGGGCAGTTCACGGACCCGGACAACCTTTGGGACGGCTCCGACTGTACCCCTGTCATCGGGGACGCCAGCGTCAAGGAAGTGGACGGCGGCGAAACACGCCCTGCCGAAATCGATCTGTATCAGGTGCCCTACCGCAATCAGGCGGAAAGGCTCTTGCGCATTGCCTATTGGCAGAACCGCTATCAGGCCTCGGCAATGATCACAGTTGGCATGCGGGCCATCAAATACGAAGTGGGCGACTGGATCACATGGGACAGTGATCAGTTCGGCACGCGCAAATACCAGATCACCGGGCATGAGCTTGATGTCACCAAGAACGTCATCCGGCTGTCGCTTGCCGAAGTCCACGAGAACATCTATCTCAACGCGCTGGATGATGCGCAGCCGACCGCGCTTCCGCCAACCCTTCCGGCCCGCAATCCGCGCCCTACGAACGTCAACAATTTCGTTGTTCAGCCAACCGCCATCATAGGCCCGAATGGTCAGGAATGGCCTGCCATTGCGCTTGGCTGGGAGGTGGTCACAGACGAGACGATCACTGCGGTCATTTCCGAGCATCGTATCAAGGATCAACCCGAGACCTCGGCGCGTACGATCCATCCGCGCCCCCCTTTGGACGAGTGGTCCGGTAGTTTGCTCGACAGCGGGATTGCAGCCGGGGCGGATTATGAAGTCCGGGTCACGATCCGCACTGTCCCCTTGCGCCTTGTCACATGGTCTGATTGGGAGAGCGTAGAGACCACGGGCACGTACCGGGTCCAGTCGGCACAATCGCTTTATGACGAGGCTGCCGGATCGATTGACGTTGCCGAAATCAAGGCCAGCCTATCCGAAGCCACGGACGCCGCAGGGGCCGCTCAGGAAGTGGCGGATACGGCGCTGGAGACGGCAACGGACGGCCTTCAGGCGGCAAGTGATCGTGCGGATCAGCTGGAGCACCAGGCGGCAACGGGCTTCCAGGCGGCGAATGACCGTGCGGACGAGTTGCAGGCGCAGGCCAACGATAACACGCTCCGTGTGATCGCATCGGTCATTGATCAGACCACCGCGCAGCAAAACATTGAGGGCGACATCGCGCTGGCACGGCACTGGACGCAGCAAGAGCTTGTTGCGGGGGAAATGGCGCGGGCGGAGATGGGCCGCGAGCTGACCGCCAAGATCGGGGACAACACGGCGTATTTTTCAGAGCAAATCACGGCCTTGGCGACGGCTGACTCGGCACAGGTCGAGCAGATTACCGCGCTGCGTACGGATCTGGACGACAACACTGCGCTCGTTGGCGATGTCCGGACCTCAGTGGACGGGCTGTCCGGTGAACTGACGCAATTCACGGCGGCATTCTCTGGTGAGTTGAACAACGTCACCGCGCAAGGTCTGCTGGACTATCTCAACGGCAATGCTGCCCAACAAAATCTTGACAGCCAGATCGCGATTACCGCGCAG